ATGGGGGTGCTTTGCGCCCCCTTTCTTTCCTGACTAATTGTTCCACATGGAACATTAGACAATAGCCAAGACAGGAGACACACATGGCTAAGACTACTTTTACAGGCCCAGTCCGTTCGGAAAATGGGTTCCAACAGGTTTCTAAGAACACAACTACTGGTGCTATTACAGTTACTAGTGGTGACAAAATGGCTACTGAGGCTACCTCAAGTGCTGGTATTGAAGGCACTGCTGCTGTTTATGTAACTCAAGTTAATCGCTTAAAGAGTGATGTTGACACCAATGTAAATATTGTTAAGACGACAATTATGATCGATCTTACCGATTTGCGAGATGGCGGCACTGCTGGCGACATCATTGGTAAAGATGGTGATGGAGTTGCGTTTATTGGCCGAGTAACCACTGCTAACCAAGGCGTTGTATTTGGTGTAACTATGACTTGCACAGAGACACCCGCTGGCGGCGGCACGGATATAGACTTATATTCTGCTACTGAAGGCACTGGTGTTAACGATACAGCCATTGGTGATTTAACTGAAACTCAAATCATTAACGCTGGCGCTGCTTCCGCAGGAACAATGGTTGCTGGCGGCACTATAGCTGCTGACCAATACTTATACTTAGTGGGTCAAGGAACCGGCCACGCTGCCTATACGGCAGGACGCTTCCTGATTGAGATCACTGGGTATGACGTAGCTTCGTAGGGAGTAATTTATGGCTGATGCAGTTACATCACAAACCATTGTTGATGGCGGCAAAAACCTTGTAGTGAAGATAACCAACATTAGCGATGGCACTGGAGAAAGTGAGGTCGCTAAGGTTGATGTTTCCGCTTTGGAAAATGATCCGATTACTGGCAAAGCTTGCAGTCGGATCACATTGCAAAGGCTTTGGTTTAGTAATATAGGCATGGGTTTCAAACTTCATTGGAATGCAGATACCAATGTCTTTATTGCTCAAGCTCCTAAAGACTGGACTGATACTTGGGATTTCACCGACAGCAGCATTGCGTTGCCCGGAATATCTAATAATGCTGGTACTGGCGTCAATGGCGATTTGTTGCTTACAACAAACGATCATTCAAACGGCGATACCTATAGCGTTGTTATCTGGGCATTAAAACATTTTAGTAGTTAGGAGGATTCATGGCTAAACTACAAATATTCGTCAATGGTAATTTTGCTGATGGCGAAGAGGTTTACCAGATCGGATCAAAAAATACGGATGGTACAGGCGAAACTAATGATGGCGAGTATGACATTGTTGTTTATGATCCTATGCGTAAGCCGGAAGCAGAGGCTAGGTTAAAGGAGCTTTCAAAAAATGCTGACAAGTCTTCAGAGAAAAAAGAAGAAAAGAAGGCGTCTAAGAAAGATACAGAGGCTAAACCAGCTGCGAAAAAGCGAAAAACTCCAACAAAATCTAAAAGTTAATGGCTAGAAACTACAAGGAAGAGTACAAACACTTCCATTCAAAGCCAGATCAAAAGAAGCGTCGAGCAGGTAGAAATGCCGCTCGACGTAAGCTTTTAAAGACAGGTGCTGTTAGTAAAGGTGATGGAAAGGATGTTCATCATAAAGACGGTAACGCCTTGAATAATAAGAAGAAAAATCTTAAAGTAGTTTCTAAGAAAAAGAACAGAGGTTCTTTAAGAGTCAAGTGACGATTTCTAGAGCGCAACAAAAGAAACAAACTTCTAGCTCACCCGCCAAGCGTAAAGTAAAAAAGGTTATGGGTGAGTATAAGAAGGGAAAGCTTAAATCTAGCTCAGGTAAAAAGGTAACAAGCAAAAAGCAAGCGGTTGCCATTGCTTTGTCTGAGTCTAGGAAAAAGAAAAGGAAGAAATAATGGGTATAAAAATCCCCGGAATTAATTCAGATTGGCGAAATGCATTAGTAGGAGATCCTCAACACCAATTAGGTTTTGAAAAATACAGCCCAACATCTTATGTAGAAAAAGCTATCCCAGCAGACAGTGTTTTGCATCCGCATAGTCGCCTTCTTACAAAAGAAGAAGAAGCAAAAAGAAAAGAGGCGAGAAGAAAAGAAAAAGAAGAGGAGCTGGATAAGATGAGAAGGTTTATATCTGACAGCTCGTACAAACCCTTATCGGCAACAAAAAAGATGTCCAAAGGCGGAAGAACCCGTCCTGTTGACGGCTGTGCTATTAAGGGCAAAACCAAACCTCCGGTGTTTTAAATGGCTACCAGTGGAACATATGCATTTACATTAGATCTTGGCGATGCCATTGAAGAGGCTTTTGAAAGAGCTGGGCTTCAGCTTCGTGGCGGCTATGACTATCGTACAGCGAGAAGAAGTATTGATCTGTTAATGCTTGAATGGCAAAACAGAGGATTAAACCTGTGGACGGTTCAAGAAGGCAGTCAAGCTCTTACTGCTGGTACTAGCAGATATACTTTGTCTGGTGATGTGCTTGATATTGTAGAAGCATTTATAAGAACTGATGCTGATGATGTAAGCAATCAGTTTGACCAAACCCTTAACAGAATGTCTATAAGTCAATACGCTCATCTTTCAAACAAGCTTACTCAAAGCAAGCCTCTTCAGTATTACGTTGAAAAAGATCCTTCTGCGATTTCTGTAAATCTTTGGCCTTCTCCAGACAGCCAAAAGACTTATACGCTCATTTATTATTATATGCAGAGGGTCGAGGATGCCGGTTCTCCTGCCTCCAACAACATGGATGTTCCATCTAGATTCCTTCCTTGCTTGGTCGCCGGTTTGGCTTACAAGCTTAGTATTAAGTATGGGCCAGACACCAATAGAAGCACTTTCTTAAAAGCAGATTATGAAGAGCAGTGGGTTGAAGCTGCCGATGCCGATAGAGGAAAAGCATCTTTGTATATTTCACCGGGAGGCTATGCAACAGTATGACAAGCTTTGCTGCTGGAAAATATGCTTTTGGCTATTGTGATCGAACAGGCTTTCGGTACGCAAAAAAAGACCTTGTTCCTCAGATCGAAAATCAAAGACCGACAGGGCTGTTGGTTGGTAAAGATGTATTAGACGAAGACCAACCGCAATTACAGCTTGGAAAGATCCGTATGGATGATCCTCAAGCGTTAAGGAATCCGCGACCAGATCAATCTCTTGATGAAAGTAGAAGGCTTTTTGCTTGGAATCCTGTTGGCGGAGGAGTCACTTCTCTTGGTAGCAGGACGGTTGGTCTTGATATAGAAGCTAAATTAGGAAGAGTAACGGTGACAACAAGCTAATGGCGTGGACATATACAACATTAAAGAGTGCGATTCAGGACTACCTAGAGACAACTGAGACTACGTTTGTCAATAATCTAGGCATTATTGTTAAGCAAGCTGAAGATAGAATATTAAAAACAATACAGCTTCCTGATTTCCGCAAAAACGTTACAGGCACAACTACTGATGGAACCGCTTATCTTAGTATGCCCTCAGATTTCTTGGCTCCGTATTCTCTTGCTGTAGACAATAGCGGCTACGAGTTTCTTTTATTCAAAGATGTCAGCTTTATAAGAGAGGCTTATCCGGTAGGCACGACAGAAGGTGTGCCAAAACATTATGCTGTGTTTGACGAAAATAGTTTTATTTTAGGGCCAACGCCTAGCTCAAACTTAACGGCAGAACTTCATTATTTTTATAAGCCAGAGTCTATTACAGCGTCCGGCGATGGTACTAGTTGGCTTGGAGACAACGCTGAAAGCACATTGCTATATGGCTGTTTGGTCGAGTCATACACCTTTTTGAAGGGTGACCCGGATATGCTTAATTTGTATATGTCTAGATACGAGGACGCTCTAGGTAAACTTAAAATTCTTGGGGAAGGGTATAGTACTACCGATAGTTATAGATCTGGATCAGTGAGGCAAGCAAGACAATGATGGAT